TAGTTGTGGGCAACCATGCCGTTCCACAGCACGTAGTTGCGCTCATCGTCATCCCGCGTGTCGATGTGCAGGTTATGGACGGTTCCCGTGTAGTGCATGGTCTTGGGGAAAAGTTCGTCCGCCTGCTTCCAGCTTCCATCAGGCTGCTTGAAGCGATGGTTCGGTGTGACCCAAGTGCCTTGGGCAACGTTGTGCAGGATGCCGTCGTATTCGTAGACCAGCACCTCTCCCACAGGACGTTGCACCAGCGTGTTGTCTGCAAGCTCCACCCACACCAGATCGCCCTTGCGAACGTCGCTGATGTGCGTCAAATCCATAAGCCTGCTGTTCGGCGTGAAGCATCCGCCGCCGTAGCCTCCGCCACTTCCTCCGCCAGTGCCCGTCGAAGTCGTTGCCATGGCGATGTTCCAGTTGACGCCGACGTTGCCGTCGCCATTGAGAGTCTGCGTGACGTATTGCACGGAGAACGGAGACTTACCGCCATTCACGTCGCTCAGGACGGCGTGGCAAATGCCCGTCGCAACAGCCACGTAGGTGCCGATGTAATAGGTCGTGCCACTGGTCAGGCTGCTGAAAGTCGTGCCTCCGGGGTTGGCAGGAACAGTGAACGAACTGCCATCAGGGTTGTATACGGGGAACGAAGTCCATGTCGTAGTGATGGTGTTGGTCGTGGAACTGTAGCTGAAAGTATTCGATCCAGCCGCAGCGATGCTGCCTTGCTGGTTCAGCGGCGAGGAGTTCGGCAGTGCGTTGCCGAGGATGATTCCCGAGCTTGCATCCACAGTGCCCTTGTTTGTGCCCGGCAGCGTGAAGTTGACAGCCGTGAGGCTGCTCAGCGGCGTGGCATTGTTGCCAAAACTATTCACAGGCTGGAACTTGAACTTGAGAGTGACACCACGCCAGTTCGGGTCGTAGGTATATTTCAGGATCGCATTGTCGAGGCGCATAAACAGCGTAGTTGATGAGTGGGAAGCGATGGTGCTGCCCAACAATCCACGACGAATGTATGTACCCATCGTGACTTGGTTCTGACCCGTGTAGCTCAAGGCGGAGTAGCTGATAAGCTCGCCATCCACGAAGCAAAGCGTGTTGTGGTTGTCAGCATCGCCAGTGGTTCCAGCTTCGAGCGGACCACAGTTCTCCACGAGGTCAACCACAAGCGAGTTGGTCGTGTCGGGATCGCTGCCCGATGAAAATGTCGAGTGGAGCGTGCCCATACGTGCGGGAAGCTTGATGGAGTCGATGAACTTGTATGTGGTGCCGCCGTCCGACGATACCCAGACATTGGTGAAGCCGTAGTTCTCGGACGTTCCGTTTGCTCCGATCCAAATCTGGTCACCGTCGAAGCCCGTCAACTGGTTAGTCGCCTCGAACATCACAATCTCGGCTGCGCCGGGGTCGGCGAACGCATTTGCAGCAACATCTCCGTTGCTGATCTGCTTGTTGTAAAGCACGGGCTGGTGTGCGCCGAATGGATAATCCTCAGCAGTGATATGCAGCCCTGCCTTGGGGTCATCCTCGATTTTCGTGATCCTGACTGGCAGGTTTACTACTCCGAGGCTCTGGTTGTTGGCTCCGTGCGCCCACACGCTCGATGTGGTGATGGTAACGATGTCCATCGGCTCAAGGTAGCTGTAGATGAAAGGCAGCGTGAACTCGTAGGTGTTGCGAACGTAGGTGCCGTGCTTCAGCCGCATGTTCGCAGCAAACGTGGCGGCTTGAATCGTGTGGATGAAGCTCCAGTCCTGAGGGTCTTCCCGACGCTCGCCCCAAGTATTGATAAGGGCTTGGTCGGACTCCTGCGTGATCTCAGGAGAATACTGGTTGAGGCGGTTGTCCCATTGAACCTGAATCACGTTCCACGCATCGTGAACTGGGACTCGGCTGCTCTTGACAGGGTCTTCGCCCTTCTTGCCGACGAAGCACGTGTCGTCCAATGCCGTCGCAAAAGTCTGCGGAGCAGTCCACGTAACGCCGTTGGCCGCAGCAGTCGTATCGCCGTAGGGCACCAGCTTGAGCAAGCCTTCGCTCATAAATGCTGCGCACATTCCAGCTTCGAGCCACTTGCCCATAATGGATGCTGCTGTGTCCTGCGTATCAATGACTGGGCTGATGAAGAAGTTCTGAGCGGCGAACCAGTTCCATGCCTGTCCGCTCGCAACACGGGAGCCCGGCGTGGACGGTGCTCCGCCCCACGTTCCGCTGGCTCCGTTGTCGAGCGCAGAAGTCGGGAACGGAATCGTGCCTACGCCCAATCCCCATTGTCCGTTGGTGAGAACCTGAGTAATGCAGGAGACGGGATTGCAGTCCTCGACGCCTCCTCCGTATGCGTCTGCCGTGACAACCTCGAACTTGTTCTGCTGAATTTGCGCCGAGGCTCCCATTCCCATCGGCTGATAGAGGATCGTGGCGATGTTCGTGAATCCGAACGCAGCCTGCGGATAGGACGCCGTCAAGAAAGCGAACGGACTTTGTCCTGCGGTGCCTGAATTGAGCGTGAAGTTAAGTTGCGTGCTCTGACCCTGTCCGACTGCGTTGGGATCGTTGAGGCTGAATGTTGTCCTGACTGCCCGACCGATGTCGGGCGTAGAAAATTTGTAGGATGCTGGGCCGCTTCCGCTCACGCTGTAGGTGCCTGCCACTGTCGGGGTTCCAGACACACGCTCGAACGCCGCATCGGTGCTGGCATCCACTACGCCCAAGTCACCAGAAAACTTCAAACTGCCGCCCACGTGGATGATGAGACCAGCAGGGACAACGTCGGTTTCTGTCTGGTTCATATTGGTGAGCAGGTAGGAATACGCAACGTGGACAACTCGCCCAGCGTCCGTGGTGTTGTTGAAGTGGTAGTTGCCTGTCGCGGGGTCGATTGAATACTGACCCGTAGCGAGAGTCGAGCCGTAGCTCACCCTCTGCATCGAGGCTCGGTCTGTGCCGCTGACGGTTACGGAGCCCGGCGAGCCGATGTCGTTGTAGCTTGCGCTATAGGAGTTCTCGACGCTGACGCCCATATCTCCTGCGCCGTAACTGCTCATCGTGGTTACCAAGGCTGTAGCGTTCGTAGGTGTGTAGACGCCGCTTCCCGTGATTGTGTAGGCTTCCGCAGCACTGGGCGAACCCAGCCAAGACTGACCAGACCACACGTCACCGATGCCGATGATTGGGCCGTTGCACAACGCAGCAACCACGTCAGCGGTATAGTCGTAGAAGCCTCCGCCGCTCTTGCCTCCTCCGCCTTTTCCGCCGCCAGCACCACCCTTGCCTTGGGTTTGCTTCGTAGCTTCGAGGCCATCGACCCACACGATGGATTGCTGGACTTGCGCCGTGCCCATTACGACGGGGTAGGGCAAGCCCAAGACAGACTGGTTCACACGAGTCTGGAACTCCCTTGTGGGGGCGTTGCTATTGCCGCTTCCGAACAAATCTCCCATTACTTGCCTTCCTCATCCTTCTTGCAGAACTCGTCCTTCAGTGTGTAGAACTTCTTTTCCAGCCGCCCGAACTTGAAGTTCATCCCGTGCCCAGCAGTGACGCCTTCACGCTCAAGAGCGTGGATGACGTGACTGGGCCAAATCTTGATGATTGCTGCGTGAGCGAACGCAAGCCCCAGCTTGTAGAGCACAACGTCTCCAGCCTTAACCTCAGCCTCAGGGACTTCCCTCATATATTTTTCCAAAGTCTCAATGTAGGTCGTATCCTTGCGGTGCTGGCTCACTTGCAGCGAGTAATCCTTGGGCAGAGGAATGCCATCGTCGAACGGATGCCCCGCTTCGAGATAAACTCCCTTAAGGAACTGTCCGCAGTCCACGCCTGCACCTTTGAGGCATGACCAGCCGTGGTATGGAGTGCCATACCAAGATTCCGCAACCTCCACCAAATGCTTTCTGTGTGCTTCCGTCAGTCCCATAATTAGAGTCCTGTGATCGGCACGGGAACATCTATCGCCCCGCCGAAGTGAATCGAGTTGTCAACGGGCGAACCCGCTGCCGTCACTCGTGTCTTGCAAGCCGTAGCTGATTTGTCGCAGCCAGCTATGACCGAAAATGTATCGCCCGGTGCAACGGGAAGGATGAATGGCATCGTCAGATGCAAGCTTCCCAAGTCCGCCACTGTGCCAGCGTGGGTCTCCGCAATGCCCGAAGCATTTGCCAGCGTGATTGTGGTTGCACTCGATGCGGTGCAAACGTATGTGCCGTTGTTTGCCGAGTTCGTGAAGCCAGCGACCGTGAAATAGCGAGTCGCAAATGCGTTGGACGCTCCGCCTGTGAGCGTTCCCGTGTAAACCGTGTTTCCGCCCGAGGCGTTCGCAGCAGCGGTGAGGACGAACGATCCTACGTTGTCCTGCTGCTTAACTGTCTGGCTTAATCCAGCATTCGCACCCGTGAGGCACTTCGCCACGCCCTGCGCAAAATAACCCGAAGCCTGCGTGAAGGCAGTCACAGGACGAAGAATGCTCTGGCTGCTCGCACTGTAGGCCGTGAAGTTCTGCGTGAAAGCAGACACGCCGCCAGCCACATTGCAATTGCTGTCGCCGAAACTCCAAGGGCAGCTACTCTGAATCAGCCGCTTGGGCAGCTTCTCGTTCAGCAAATACATCGGGTCTTGCACCTCGAATACCACCTCGGTGCGATTGATGTCCGTGATCTTTTCGATGAAGCCTACGAACTTGGTTTCCAGTCCGTAGCTGACATTGCCATACGATCCCAGCGGCATATAGGCGGTGTAGACCGTTACGGTCGAGGCGTCGAACAGACCGTTAAATGCGGCGGCGAGCAACCCCAAGGAAGTGCCGGGGAAGTTCACACCCTGCTGCGGCACGCAGGTGAGCGCCATACTGTTAGCTGCTAGGCTGAATCCCGCCTCGCTCGTGATTGTGCCTCGTGTCCAGCTTCCATATCCTGTGGCAGAAAATATCTGGGTAGATCCGGACCAGCCGTTCGTTCCGCTGGCAACCTTGATGTCCCACTGTCCCTCGGCAATGTAGATAGTTGCTCCCTTGGGCGGAGAGATAACGAACAGGTCTGCCTTGGTCATCGGCGGATTGCCCTGTAGAAATGTCTTCAGGCTGCTTGGCATCAGTCTCTTCATGGTTATTTCAGGTTCGCCCTTGCGTTGACCACGTAAGTCATCTGGTTAGCGGTGTTCGAGGCATATCCAGTCGTTGAAATCGTGATTGCCGTGCCCGTCTTGGCATAGCAGTTCACGTGTGCCTGAGCGCGGGTTGTCAAACTGTTCGTCGTAGCCGATCCGCCTGCTCCTGCGTCCAGTGTGTTACCAGCCGAAACGGTTGCCGTCTGGGTCGTGCTGTTGTTTCCGTCCGTCCAAGTGATGACGATGGACGGCAATGTCGAAGTAGCGGCTCCTGTAGAAGCCACGATTGTGATAATTGCCGACACATCTACAGCAACCATCGCCGTCTGCGGCATAGAAGCCACAAGGTTCGTGCTGCCAAGGTTAGCCGTCAAAGGCGACGAGTCGTATGCACCAAGGCGACCGCCCAGAGCATGGACGTTGGTGCCATCCCAGTAGTTGATCGTGTTTGTCGTGCTGCTGTACCACATGCGACCAGCCTGAGATGAACTGAACCCTGCGGTGTTTGTGGCGACTGTTGAGTCGCTGAGCACGCCGAGCGCAGTCAGGACTGAGTTAGCGCCCCAGTAGCCAAAGGTCAAAACTCCGTTGCCTGCGGGGCCTCCGTTCGGGTCAACAAGGCGAGTCAGACCAAGGTCAACGATGTTCGTGCCGTCGCCCATGTAGATTGCCGAATTGTTGCCTGTGGTCGTGGTGCCGATGTCGAAGCGTGGGTTAGCATCACCCTGACGCCAAATGTGGAAGCCGATTTCGTCCGGCGACGTGACTGTCATGACCAAGTCGAGGTAAGGCTGAAGCGTGCTTGCGAAATAGCCACGCTGGAAGACGATGTCTGGCGTAGCGGAGCCACTGCCCATGGAAATCGTTGGCTCAGTGGTGTTCGTTCCGAGCGAGATTCGGCTGTGCGTATCGCCAGACTGAAGGATTTGAACCGCACCCGTCGAAGGCACCGTGAAGTTCCAGTTCACGACTGAACCTGATACCGTGCCCGGAATAATGGTCACATTCGGCGAACTGTGGTTGTCCTCAAGGCGGTTGGCGTAAATCTTGCCTGAGCCTGCCTGAAAGGCACTGCCCGAGACCGACACGTTGTTGCTGAACGCCATCACACCAGCGGTCATCGTCAGGGTGCCTGTCGAGTAGGCAAACGAGACATCAGGGTTGTTCGTACCATCTCCGAACGCCAAGGCAGGGTTCGCTGCGTTACCGAGGAACACGCGGCTGTGTGCATCGCCAAACTGGCGGACGGACAAACCACCAGCAGAACTTCCGTTCACATACCAGATGCCAGTAGAACCCTTCGTCAACTGAACAGTAGGAGAGGTCGTAGCATCCTGCACGTTGCCGACGATGAAAGGAACCACCACACCATAAGTGCTGATCGTCTGGTTGCTGGTTGGATTCTGAAGGACGGGAAGCTGACCAGTCGAAAGGACGACCGTGCCAGACCCGATGACAGCCGAGGTCGAACTGCTCACGAACTCGCTGCTGAACTTGATGCCGTTATACATCCACTGGTCAATACCGCTGTTGATGGTGAAGCTGCGGGTGGAATCGACCGTGTCTTCGCTGAAGCGGCACAGGTAGTAGAACTGTCCTGTGACCGTCAGCACTGCTGCGGCTGCGGGAGCAGTGACGAAGGTCGCTACGCCCGTGCTACTGATGCTGACTGAGCCAGTCGGGGTTCCGTTGATGCTGATGGTGGGCGTGCCGTTCCAATTCTGAAGAATGTCTACTGCGGTTCCACCGATTGTGCGGCAAAGCTGGAAGGCCGTTGTCGTGCCGTCGCCAGTACCGAACTGCATGTTCGTGACAGTGTTGTCCTGAGGATCGGTGAACAGGAATAAGCCTGTCTTGCCATTGCACAGGATGAAGATGTTCTGGAACTCCGCAACCACGGAAGAGGCGGATGCCTCGTTGCCCGTGATGTGATCCATATCGAACTCGAAGTCATACGTAGGATACGGCTTCAACGAGACGAAGCTGTTGCCCTGCCCCGATGCGGTCATCTGACCCACGGAGTTAAAATTCGGTGTCTTCTTCAAGCCCTTTGCCATGCTGATCGGCATGGTGGGCATTACTGGGTAGCTCATACTTTACCTTTTGTTCAGCTTCCTTAGGACGGACACGATATGCCTCTGCACAGTCGTGCTGTGCTTCGTCAAGGCTTCATCCATCCCTTCTGAATCTATTGCGCTGTAATGTGACTGGTCGGTGTAGTGCACGTGCATATCGCCGCCGCCCCTGTTGCTTCCAGACTTTCCTTCGGCAGCCTCAACTCGATCCGTCAATGCACGTGTGACGACCGTTTCTCCGCCGTGACCGATGATGGGCACAGCGCCTTGACCCGGAATCTTGCCGCCCTGCTCGAATGCCATGACCGCAGCAAACGATGCAGCACCAGCGATTGCACCAGCAATCGGGCCGCCCCATGCCGAAGCCCAGTTGTAGGACTTGTCGAAAGCACCTTTTGCGTTGATGAGCTTTTCCTTGTCATGCGTGAGTTCCATCATGATGAGGTTGCGGATCATGCCTTCGAGAAGCTGCTCGCCCGTTTGGCGGAAAGACTGCACCAAGCTCTTGTTCATCACGATGCTCTTGGCGATGTCGTCTGCGATTGACCGATACATCGTGTCGTAGGCGTGCTGCGTGTCCATCAGTTGCTTCTGGTGTGCCGCTGCCTCAAGGGCAGTTACTTCGGCTGTGCCCTTCTTCTCTGTCTCGACAATCTTTGCGTTAAGCTCTTGAACTTTCTTTTCATAGTCGCTGGCAAATTTGTCCAACGCTTGGATGCGCTTCTGGTAGCTCTGAACCTCGGCTGCAACCTCGGCGTTGATGGCATCAACCTCGGCTCCGAGCGTCTGACGCCAAGTAGCCTTGTGCAGTGCCTCTTCGTTCTTTGCCGCCTGCATGGCAGCCTTTTCCTGATCCTGTGCGCCCTTGATTTCGATTTGCAGAACGCCGTCAGCCTGAGCCTGAGCCGCAGCCAATGCCATACGCATCTTCTCCGCGCTTGCGGTCGCTGTGACGGCTATGGACTTCTTCTGCGCATCAGCTTCCGCCTGAGCGATGGCATCGTCATGTGCTCTTACTTCGTTGACATACTGGGCATCCAGTTCCTTCTTCTTGGCAACGTTCTGCCCGGCGGCCTTAACCTCGGCGTCATACACCTTCTTCTTGCTTTGCAAAATCTGGTCGGCTGCATCGACGGCTGCCTGCTTCTCTGTCTCGATAGCACGCAGTTCGACGGCGAGCTTGTCGTCGATGGACTCTTGCTTGTTGCCTTTGTCCTGAGCAACCACCATCTCGGCTTGCGTCTGAGCAAGCTTGCGCATCGCGGCAGCATGGGCGTCCGTGCCAGCGGTTACTATCTTCTGTAGTGTGGCTTCCTCGCTCAGACCCTTGAGCACGTCCTTGGTGACAGCAACGTTCTTTTCCGCAGCCGCTATCTTGGCGACCTTTTCGTGGGCCGCAGCTTGGGCATGGAGGATGTCCACCAAATCCTGAGTGCTCTCGATTTCCTTCTCGGTGATGCCGATGTTCTGCTCACGGAGAGGAATGATGGCTTCCTCATATTTGTTGTAGTCGCCATCCTGAAGGTTCTTGCCGAAGCCGACTATCGTCTGATTGTCTCGGGCTTGCTTCTGCAACTGGAGGATTCGCTCTTCCTTCTTGATCTGATCATCCAGCAGGGCGTTGGCTTCGCCGTCCTTGCCCGTCTTGAGCAGCAATTCATATTTCGTTTGGAACTCTTCGAGTGACTTCTTCGCCCGGTCGGAGCCACTGCCGAACTGATACCAGTGCGCTTGCAATGTGGTGAAAGCCGCATCGGCTGCCTTGGCGAGAACATCAAACTCACGCGCCAAGTCCTGCATCGTCTGGTGGTCGATAAGCTGAAGCTGCTTCTGCAATGCAGCGAGGTGGTCTCCACGGAGTTCATCCGCCTTGATTCCTGCTTGCAGGAGCTTGTCGTTGAGTCCGCTGAATGTGGTAGCGATTGTCCCGGCGAGACTGTTCTGAGCCTGTTCGATCTTGAAGGCTTCTTCCTTCATCTCACGGTGCTTCTCGACCAGCTTGCCGATGATTTCAATGGCGGCGATGATGCCAACTAGTGGAAGCATCACTGCGAATGCTGCACCGACTGCCGGGATACTTGCGATGAGGGTGTTCAATGCACGGGGAAGGTGGACGCCGAGCGAGGCTTCGGTCAGCATCAGCGAGCCACGAGCCTTGGTGAAGCTGTAATCCATCGTGTCGCCAGCTTCCTGCGCCCCACCCTTCAACTCGTTGAGGTCGGACTTGACCTTGCCCATGTCCTCGCGGAACTGGGCGGTCTCTGCTCGCAGCCTGATAATAAGTGCGCCTACTTCTGACATTTACCGTAGCCCTCGTTTGTTTTGCATCAGAGGTGATTGCTCACCAGATATTGCATTCGTACGTGTGGACTTCTGTTGCCACACAAACCGCACAGGAACTTGTTTCGGTTCCTTGATCGGTTCCTTGATCCACGGCGGAACAAAAATGTGAATTTTCACTACTCGCCTTCCTTCGGCTTCAAACTGGGGAAGCATTCATCCACGATCTGCTCGGGCTCGTCGTATCCGCTTGCCCTCAGGTCTTCGATGACCTTCCCCCTCGTTTCCAAAAACTTTTCCCGTGTGCTGGTCATTGGCAATCCGCCGATAGCCTGCTTCACGAATTTCTTTGCCTTGAGCAACTTCTCTTTCTTTTCCGCCTGTTCAGCGTCCTGAACGAAATCAAAAGCAGTGACAAGAGGATCATCCACACTAGAGCGATTGACGTTGTAAATCGCCGCCGCAGCCTGCGCACTGGCGAACCGCTCATACTTGATCCCCACATTGCGGCGCTTGCAAAGCTCCAAGAACATCCTCGGAGTCAGTTCCTCAAACTCTTCCCAGCTAAGCCTGAAGTCGTATCGTGCCCAACTCCAAAGCTCCTGCCATGTCTCCGGGGGACGCTCTAAATACTCGTCGTCCCCGCCTGCCCGTTTGGGTCGGCAGTTGCACCCGATGCCTTTTCCTTTTCCAATTTCTCCAATGCTTCCCTAACTTGGGGAAACATCATGTCGAAAATCTGGTCGCTCAATAGGCGCTGAGCCTCGGGGTTGAGGATGTCGATGACTTCATCGAGCGTGACCTCGGGGTTGTAGCGGTTCAGTCCGCCCCATACGATGGTGGGGAAATCCTTGCCGCTGCTGAGCTTCACCCAGTCGGCGATGCGCTTGATGTCCTTGCCGATGGCATCTTCGATCTTCGCTATCGCACGGTAGTCGTAGCAGAGCTTCCAAACCTTCGGAGGCTGCCCGTCCTCGTTGTCGATTACCAATGAGAAGTGGTCGGTAGTGCGTGACTTGATGATTTTTTCGTTAGCCATGGAATACACCTCGGGCATAGGCGAAAACTACGGGGACGAATCCGTCCCCGAGTCGCCAGCCTGAAATTTTTAGGCGAGAGTCCAAGGACCGCTGAGCTTGATCTTCACGTCGAGACGTGAAGGCTTTTCCAGCGAGTGGGTCACGCTCATGCTCTCAACGATGCCGCTGAAGGTGCGACTGTTGGACGTGCCATAGGCAGCCTTCATCTGCACGGCGACTCCCGCAAGACGGATAGTCTCCAGTGCAGTCTGGCTGGTATCGCCCGGCTCCCAGAACGCCTTAACATCGCAAGAGCCCGGCTCCTGCGTGCTGGAGATGTAGGTGTCTACGCCTCCGGACGTTGCCATGGTGGTTGTCTTCTCGGTCTGAACCTTGTCACCCGAGAAGGTGATGCTGTCCACGCCCGATAGGGTGGTGAACACTGTCGGTGATGCGACGGTTGCAAACTGAAAGCTTGCGCCGACGCCTACGATTGGTGCTGGCATAATTTACTGCTCCTATTCCGACTCCTTGATGGCGTCGAAAAATTCTTGCGGGAACTGACTTCGTTCTACCGCTGGAAACTGTTTTTGCCCAAGTGCCTGCCTCTTGGGGATGATGTTGTTGCCGTGGACTCGTGCCACGCAAAGCTGACCAGCATCCGTGCTGTCAAGCTGCTTGGCATGCAGTGCTGCGTTGCTGAACCCGATGTCCTCCGGTCCCGACTCCACAAACTTGTGACCTTCCCACCAAGACTTCCAATAGCACTGACTCGTGCCCATGGCATACGGAGGGTGATGCCTTTCAGATGGCTCGTAGAGGTATTTGTAGCCTCGCTGAGCCTCCACATCCCAGTAGAGGATGTTGTGCCAGCCTGTCACTGCCTTTTGGCTCTCCAGCAGCCTACTAACCTGTGCTGCGACCCTATTGCGGTGACTCCAGTCGTCCTCGTCCCACGTAATGCAAATGTCGCCTGAGGCGTGCTCAGTGCCCAGATTCCTCAGGGCTCCCACTGGCGTGCGCGGGCAACGCACATAAACAACATCGGCGAACAATGCAAGCGAGTCCGCCAACTCCTCCAACTCAGGACTACCGCCATCGTTGTTATCAACGATGACCAATTCCAAATCGCCTTCGTATTCCTGATCCATGAAGCTTTGCAGGGCAACTCCTACATACTTGTCGCCGTAGCCGCATGGCAGGATGCAACTGACTTTGGGCAGCATTACTTCCTGTTCTCCAAATCCTGCAACAGCCCGATGGCATTCGTGGCGAACACGTTCAAGCACTCATCACGGCAGCTTTCCCAAGCACGCCCCATCCAGTGTTGGGCGGGTTGGTTATGGGTTCCAAACTCTTGAAAACTGCCCCAATACGCCGACTTGAGCGGCCCGATCTCGATTTCCATCACCGTCTCGTCACCTTCGTTGGTAAAACTCTTGTGCCATCCCATCGCTTCTTCGAGATAGCCGACTTCCACGGGAACGGTCTGTTTCATCGCATCTAGCACCACTTGGGCGGCTGGCTCGGCGCAGCGACTCAGGTAACGCTTGGCTGCACGCGGGGTAAGCGTCGTGAGCATCTCGGACAGATCGGCAAGTCCTTCGATTTCAATCGGCATAATTTCCTTGGCAGGACAGGATCAGCAGGAATACAGGGAAGGGGACAGCTTTGGCGCAGAACGCACCAGAATTTAGCTTGTCTTCGTCTTAGGCGGAATCGCTTCAGCCCTGTGTTCGTCTTGCTGGTCTTGCTGTCTTGCTACTTAAGAGGGAGAAAGTTTGGAAATTGTGAAGATATTAGGAACTCCATGATTTTTGAAAGTGTTCCGTCCATTACCCGATACGCTCCGCAGTGATGTGAATGGCGTATTGCATGGAAGTCGTGCCAGCGGTTGCGAAGCTCGTTGTGGCATACTGCAACGCCACGCCCGACTTGCAATAGGCGGTGAGCACGCAATGACCACGAGTCGTGGTTGTGTTACCCGTGGCTACGCCTCCAGCACCCGCGTAGAGCGTGTTGCTCGGTGCAACGGTCTGAGACTGGGCTGCACCGCTGTCTTTGTCAGTCCACGTGATAACAACCGAGGGTAGGGTCGATGAAGGTGAGCCGCCCGATGCTGCTCTCGTCACCTGCCACATGGCGGTGATCTGAATCTGCATGTCGGTGGACATCGTTGCCGCAGACACCAAGTCCTTAGCACCGATGTTGGCTCCCTGCGCAGTTTGGTCGTCAAATCCGATGATGGATCGAACGCCGACACGCTGAGTCGCAGTTCCGTTGTAGCTCGTGATGGTACCGGATAGCGTGGCAGATGCCATGGCGGTCGTCCCACTTAGAGTTGGAGCAGAGATAGTCGGGCTGGTAGCCAGTACAACTGAGCCAGAGCCAGTGACAGCCGACACGCCAGTGCCGTTAATCTTGAAGACGTTGCCAGTTCCCGCAGTGTCAAAAGTCTTGTTGGTCAGCGTATCGGTTGAATCGCGGTTGACAACGGTGCCTGTGCCTTGGAATGTGATGACAGTCGAGTCCGTCCCTGCAAATTCAATAGTGTTGTCGAACTTGGCGGTCTTGCCGTTTACGACTGTCAAAGTGCCCGTGGATGAAGTGATGGTCAATCCGTTGACGGTCGTAGCCGAAGCTGCGCCCAGTGTCGGCGTGACAAACGTCGGGCTTGTGGCATGAGCGATAGAGCCCGTGCCTGAGTTACCGTCAGAGAGATCGGCGGCAGCGATCTGTGCCCACGCCGGGGCAGCGGATACGGAGCCATTTCCAGTTTGAGACAGATATTTCTTGGTTGTCGTCGTGTTGCCTGCAAGACGTGTCTCAACGCCCGAAGCACCGCCGTAATCCGTGTCGCCCAATGTGGTCATGGGGTTCACTGCTCGGTAGCCGTAGACGAAAGCTGTCGTGGCGATGTTCGTAGAATTGTCTGACGTAGCCTGCGTAGTAGCCGTGGTGCCGTTGGGCAGCGCGGGGGTTCCGCTGAGGTTCGCAGCAGTGCCGCTGGTGTTTTGATTCAACGTTGGAACGTCGCCAGCCTGAATCGCCGAATCAACATACGATGTGCCGTTGTTGCGCAGGTAGTGCCCTGCGGTCGTCTGCGAAGCGATGATGATGCTGTTCGGAACCTTGATCCCGCTGAAACCAGACGCATCGAGGTTGTCGCTCGTATCCTTGGTTAGGGAAATATTTGCGCTGTTGGCGTTGTTGCGCCATTCGATTGCATCCGTGTTCGCAAGTCTTACTACTCCTGCCGAAGCGGAGTTAGCGGAGCCGCTGACCACAAGTGCGCTGCTGCCCGAAGTGTTGGCAGCGTTGTTCGGAATGTCTCCCGATACGAGTGAAGGAAGCTGAGCGTGGGGAAGCGTTCCAGTCGTCAAGTCCGAGGCTGAAATAGTTACATTGCTGGACAATGCATGACCGTTCACGGTCACGGTGGTTGCTACTTTACCCGCGAGATCGCCGACGAGGTTCGTAACCTGAGACTCGGCAATGTTGGGGATGTCACCTGCAACCAAATTATCAACTGCGTTCTCCACGAATGCCGTGGTTGCGATGTTAGTCGAATCATCCCCGAGGGACGCCGTTGGAGCCGTTGGTGTGCCAGTGAATGCCGGGGATGCCAAAGGAGCCTTAGCTGCAAGATCGGAAACAAGATTGGTTACTTGAGACTCGGCAATGTTCGCCGACAAGCCTCCCGCTGTGCCTGAGGTATTCGCAGCGTTGTTCGGGATGTCACCGGACAGAAGCGTAGGCAGTTGTGCGTGAGGCAAAGTTCCAGTAGTGATGTCGCTTGCACTGACGACCACGTTGGCTGACAGAGCATGTCCGTTTACTGTGGTGGTCTTGGGCACGAGGCTGGACAAAAGAGTTCCGCTGTCCTGCACGTTGCCGTTGGCATCGTAGGTGACAACATCGCCGTTGACGGTGACACCCTGATTGGTAAGCTGGACTTTGGTGCCATTTCCTTCGACGGAAGCCAAATCAGCGACGGAGACAGACCCGGCATAGGCGGTAATCTCAACCATGCGAGTGCCGTTCCAAACAAACAGTTCGCCCGTGTCCGTGCAGAAGAACGGCTCGCCGACATAGTTGGAGGATGCGGGTAGGTTAACCCGCAGTCCACGCCTGAAAATAACATCGTAAGCCATTAGAACATGCCTCCGTCGATCACCAATTCCTGCGAAGCCTCGTAATACCAAATCCTGAACTCAAGCAAAGCCTTGTAAACGAAGCCCACGGAGCCTTCCTCGTATTGCATGTCCCAGTCCTTGGTCTGAAACACCGCCGCCACTTGCGTCGAGTTGGAGTCGGGCAAGTTGCCGCTGTATGACTCAAGCAAAGAACGCACGGCAGCGGCGATTTTTCTGCTCGTGTAGTAGTCCGCCGCATAGCAACTGACCTGAAACAACGCATTGCGGAATCCCACATCTCCGCTCATTGTGATCGTGTCACTCGTGGCAACACGGCTGAGCACGATGAGCGGAAAAGAAGACCCCTTGGGGGCGAAAATCCAATACACGCCTTTTCCGTTCGTGAAGCTGATGAGCGGAGCGATGTTGGAGTCGCCTTGGATCAATTGAAATAGTCCCTGTTCTATGGCCATTAGGTGCCTGCCGTGTCGTTGTTGACCCACGACCAGATGTGAAGCTCAAATCGCTGCCCATCGGGGTCGCTGATGCTTTCTATGTTGTGAAGCTGGCTCCGCAGTAGCATTTGCATGCCAGCGTTCACGGAATACGTCTTGGGATAGCGGATGACAGTTTTGTAGCTCGACTGACCGATGCGATCCTGAGGCTTGTCCACTTCCTTGCCACGCCACTGCGCAACGCTCGCATGGATGCCGCTTGCGACTGTAACAGCCGCATTCGGCGTGCCGTCGCTCGCCGCTCCCTGATTGGGATCGATGAATGACACGTAGCAGTCGAACGCCGATGACGGCAGGTAACGAACGCCCGTGGATACTTTCTTAGGTAGCATTAGCGAGGTATCCTGAACGTCCTGTAGCCGCTGAGCATCAGACAAAGCGTCTTGCCGACCTCGCTCGTAGGCTCGACACTGATGATGGTGCGGTTCTCCCAGAAATTGTTAGCGAGGAACAGCACAGCCATCTGAAGCCGTGCGTCAACGTTCGCCGGGGTGGATGTGTTTCCGGCCCAGTAGGTGATCTGGATGCAGTCTTGGCGGCGATCCGTCTGCGGCCATTGACTGCCAACCGTGAGCACGACCTTGTCGTATTGCACGAAGTAGTAGGCGGTGTTCCACGTCTGCAAGATTCCGTTCTGGTCGTAGTAGGTCACAAGCAGTGCATTCGACAAGACCTGAGCCGTTCCAGTGTCAGAATTGTTCGAGTAGCTGGAGGGCACAAACGCACCGTTAGTCATCGTGCCGAAGTTGAAAGTCGCGGTGAACTGCGAGTTGCTTCGGGTCAGGATCGTAAGCGGTGCGCCATTGAGAAACGGAGTTGTGCTCGGCGTAAGCTGCGGCTGAGCAGTGTTGCCCTCCGCTGTTCCGCTGACCAAAACCACCTGACCTACCGTGAAGCTGTTGCTGCATGTGACGGTGACGATGTTGTTGCTGACGCTCACGGCGGTGATAGTTGC